GTGTTTAACAAGTCATCATCGGACAACGCCAAAGAAGCCAGGAAGCAGGAGTTCTACGATTACTTGACAAACCCAACAGTGGACATGATGAGGATAGAGATGACAATCCTGGGAGATCCTGCATATCTATGCCAAGATCAATTTGTGCCTCTAGACAAAAACGGGATTAAGTATGAAAGCGGGTCGAGGTATGATCAAGATTCAGGTTCCTTTAATGCAGATAACTACACTCCTCTGATAGAGTTGATATACAGATTACCAGACGACATCGATGAGAAGAAAGGTGTGATGTTTGATAACAAAAGCATGGTGAAGGAAGAAAATTTATTCTTCGCTGGTGTTTACCAAGTTGTCAAAATAGACAGTTCAATGTCAAATGGCCAGTTCCTACAGACGCTAACTTGTGTAAGGCTAAACAATCAAGAAGGGGCAGGACAGCCAGTGGACATCGTGACTGCGGCGGCAGGTCAATTCAGTGATATCATGACCAAAACAAAAGATATTAAAGCTAAAATAAACAATGACGCAAAAGCGTTAGCTAAAGACACATTAGAAGGGTTAATATAAAAAATGGTAGGATTTGTAGACACATTTGACAACATGAAGGACTTCGAACAGAAGTTGGCGGCCAAGGAAGCAGGCCCCTATGTTGGCAGGGTAAAGTTCACAGATGATCCTCTGAGGCAGGGCAGGCTGGGAGTCAACATACCGGAACTGACCAAGACCAATAATCCAACACTAGAGGACTGTATCTGGTGCCAGTACCTTTCACCTTTTTACGGCGCAAAAAGTTTAGAGGCCACAAGCAAATCGGATCCCAGCGACTACAAGCTGACACAACACAGTTATGGTATGTGGTTCGTTCCACCAGACATAGACACACAGGTGTTGGTGATATTTGCACGTGGTGAGACCAGCCAGACAAACGCTTTCTGGATAGGCTGTGTGCAACAGCCACTGACAAATCAACAGGTACCTGGCTACGGTGCGTCCACATTCACTGAGTTGGCGTCGGACAGATCCACCGGCAGAGAAAGAGGCATCACCCAGGCGGCCACAGGTGAGACACAAAATTATGGCACTGACCTTTTGCCGGTCGGTGAAAAGAATAGGAACATGACGGAAAACGCTGTTTCGGCACAGTCAGCCAACCAATTTAGGTATCCAGTCAATCGTATACTAGCAGATCAGTTCGAAGCACAAGGTCTAATACAGGATAATATCAGAGGCACCACAACAAGTTCTGCAAAGAGAGAAGCACCAAGTCAGGTGTTTGGAATAAACACGCCTGGTAGGATACGTGAAGATTCTCGAGAACTAAACATTGGACCAGACGGAACAAGTGTTAGGCCAGACAGAGAGCCTGGGCACACCTTTGTCATGGACGACGGTGCCATAGATGGCACAAACCAATTGACCAGGTTAAGGACTGCTTCCGGACACCAACTGTTAATGCATGACACAGACGGAGTGGTATATCTAGCCAACGGATCAGGTAAAGCGTTTTTAGAGATGGACAGAGATGGCGGCATCCATGTCTACTCCGATGCAGGTATAAATTTAAGAACTTCGCAAGATTTCAACTTGCATAGTGACAGAGACATAAACTTCCATGCAAAGGGTGGGATCAATTTTTCAACTGAATCCAACTTGGCTCTCAACGCAGAAGGATATCTTTTTTCAATGGGAGAAAAAGGAATACTCAACAGTTCACAAGGAGGCTCGGTCAGAAATTTCGCAAAAGATGGTATAACTTCTTTTACAAACGGACAACAACTCCATGGCGCAAGTGGATCATTCCACCTTGCGGGATCACAGGTGCACTTCAATTCGATAGGGGCAAGTTCACAGTGGGGACCTGGATGGCTGAAACCTGATGCAGTGGGCATTAAAGTTACCAATGGACTGATTGACATAGATGACGAAAAGCCAATAAATCGTGGCACAGTGCAGAAAGTTGAAAACAAGACTACAGTATCTGAGTTCGTGACACACGAGCCTTATGACAGACAGAGCAGTACTGCAAGGATAAGCAAATATATTAACGAAGCCATGGCTGAAATTATTAAAGAAAATCCACAGCTTTCACCACAGGAGTTGAAAGATATCAAAACCCAGTTACTGAAAAAGAAAAGTATAAATGCTGTGGCCAAACAGCTCAGTGATGTAGTAAAATTAAATGACAAAATCAAATTGCCCGTAGACAAATTAAACACTTTAGTCTCAAATGCAAAAAATTTAGATAGCCTAATAAAAAATAATATTAAAAATCAAGCAATAAATTTTGTCCAAGGACAGATTGCATCAATACCGGCTGTCGCAAGTGCCATTAGTGCAGTGAGGAGTTTCTTTAGATTTTAAAGATTAAATATAGTATATGGCATACGGAGATTCAGGATCAGGAGCAGGTAGTTTATCTAACAAGAACATAACCTTCAAAGGTTTTAGTTCACGTGCCGATAAGCAAAATTTCAAATTGTACGACTTTGAAGTAGCAAAACAAGGACTCATAAACAGACTTTCTGTGCGTAAAGGTGAAAGGGTAGAAAACCCCGAATTTGGAACCATAATATATGACGCCATATTCGAACCGTTCACTGAACAGCTAAAAGATGCAATAATAGAAGACATCACAGCAAATCTTAACGCAGACAGTAGGATTGCCACCGAAGAAATTTTGGTAACAGAAGCCGATAAAGGGATTGCAATACAGGCAACAATTAAGTATGTGCCTCTTAATATCACAGAGAAACTACGATTCAACTTCGACGAAAACGCTTTATTGCGTCTATCTTAATATACGCACATTTCCTAGCATATAAATACCGTTGTAAATACAATGGCCACAACAGATAGACAGAACAGATTACTTGTAGCGGAAGATTGGAGAAAGATCTACCAGGCATTCCAGCAGGCAGATTTCAAATCTTACGACTTTGAAACACTGAGAAGAACCATGGTGGCCTATCTACGTGAGAACTATCCAGATGACTTTAATGATTTTGTAGAAAGTTCAGAGTATGTTGCCTTAATTGATCTAATTGCCTACATAGCTCAAGCACTTTCTTTCAGGGTAGATCTAAACGCAAGAGAAAATTTCTTAGAAACAGCAGAGAGAAGAGATTCTGTGTTAAGGCTGGCAAGGTTGATAAACTACAATGCCAAGCGGAACAAGCCGGCAACAGGACTACTTAAGGTTGACTCTATATCAACCACCCAGGATGTGCTGGATAGCACAGGAACGAATTTAGCTAATGCAAACATCATTTGGAATGATAGTGCAAACGCAAATTACAGAGAACAATTTACGTCGATACTAAACGCGGCGAATCAGACAGGACAATTATTTGGCAAACCGAGAGAGTCAGGCACAATAGGTGGCATATCCACAGAAACTTATACTTTAAGTTCTAACCAACTAGATCTTCCTATTTTTAAATTTTCAAAATCAGTCGGTGGTGTTTCAAGGAATTTTGAGATAGTGCCAAGTTCTATTAATAACTCTGAAAGCATCTATGAGTCAGACCCAGTGCCTGGTACTGGACTGACCTACACATACAGGTCCGACGGATCTGGCGACAGTTCTAACAACACTGGTTTCTTTTTCTTGTTTAAACAAGGGTCAATGCAAAGCGAAGATTTTGCAATAAATGAATCAATAACAAATTTTGTTCAAAGTATAGACACGCCAAACATTAATGATACTGATGTGTTCTTGTATAAGTTGGACGAGTTTGGACAGTTATTACAGAGATGGACTAAAGTACCTTCATTATCAGGTAACAATGCCATATACAATTCTCTTTCTGAGACAGAAAGAAATACTTACAATGTCGTTACTAAAAATGATGACACTATAGACCTTGTGTTTGGCGACGGAAATTTTAGTAATATTCCGTTAGGAAGTTTCAGACTTTATTACAGAATAAGTGATAACAGCAAATATGGTATTCAGTCGACCGACATGCAGAATGTACAGTTGTCTGTTCCTTACACGGATGCCAACGGTGCACAACAAACTTTAACAATAAATTTAAGCCTTAAATCAAGCATTTACAATTCGGCGGCATCTGAGTCTAATAGTTCCATTAGGGAAAAAGCGCCACAAGTATACTATTCACAAAACAGGATGATAACGGCGGAAGACTATCAAGTTGTGCCTTTATCAGCGTCACAGGAAATTGTCAAAGTTAGATCTGTCAATAGATCTGCATCGGGTATCTCAAGGGCTAAAGAAATTCTTGATCCAACAGGGGCATATTCAAACGTAAGCACTTTTGCAGAGGACGGAATACTTTACAGGGAAGAATCAATACAGCAATTTACTTTTACATTCAATAACCGGAGTGATATACAGTCTACAATTGATAAAGATGTAGAAGCAAAACTTAAAAAAGCATACGCTAGAAATTTTTATTACTTTAAATATCCAACTAAAGATGTCAGCACTTTAACTGCAACTTGGAATTCAACAACAACTTCAACAAACACCAACACCGGATTTTTCACGTCTGGTGGTGCATTGGTGATAGGTGACTCAGCAACATCAAATTTTAAATATGCAAAACCAGGTGCCTTGGTTAAATTTACTTCTCCAGACACCAGAGAATTTTTAAACAGTACTTTAGTTACTGCCGGAACAGACAACGCACAAGATAGAGCATGGGCAAAAATTGGAGCAGTGGTTTTGGATGGTGCAAATGGAGGAAAGGGTAATCTTGAGTCAGGAGTTGGCCCAGTAACACTTACCAGTGTGATACCTGATGGATCTGTTGTTAACGCTGTGATTCCAAACTTGACAACATCATTTTCAAGCAGTCTAGAAACAGATATAATCGACCGAGTAGAAGCATACGAAACTTTTGGACTAAGATATGATGTGGACAGCGAAACATGGAAAGTAATTACATCAACTAATTTATCTGCCAGCAATGTGTTCGATCTAGCTGATGCAGGTAGCACGGCTGGAACCAATGCAGACGCCAGCTGGTGGTATAAGTTTACAAATGACGGAAACACTTACACAGTTCAATATCGAAAATTAGATTACATTTTTGAGTCCGAATCTCAGAATAAATTTCATTATGATGTTGAAGAAAAAATATATGATTACAAAACAGGAAAAAGTGTGAAAGACACAGTAAAAGTTCTTAAAACTAATAGCATTGTATCTACGGGTAACAGCATAGGTTATCCTATTAATTGGCAAGTGGAAGATGTGGTTACAGAATCAGATGGTTTTAACGATAACAGGAAAGTAAAAGTTGGTTTCTTTGACAATGACGACGACGGAGTTGTTGACAATCCTGAACTGTTTGATATAATCGTGGAGCCTACCGTATCTGAATCAAGTAAGTTTGTGTTTTTTGAAAAATATACTTCATATGATAACATTGAAAGATTTAGACCTTATGCGGCAACCAACTTTGTAGTGTCAGAAAAAGAGGCAGACATAACACTGTCAAGCACAACGTACAGCGACAATCAGTTGTTTTATTTTTATGCGGCAGATGAGGATGTTATTAAAAAATACAGTAGCACTACAAACACACTAACCACAACCACAGATTACATAGCTAGGAAAGGCAGAAGCTCATTAAGTTTTCAATATAAACATCATGCAGGACAGGAGACAAGAATAGATCCTAGTGTTTCAAACATAGTCGATGTTTATCTCTTAGAAAGGACTTATGATAACCTTTTCCGAATATATCTACAAGACGGTGGATCATTGCCAGAAACGTCAACACCGGATCAACTAAGAATAAGTTATTCAGCGACGCTAAATCCACTAAAATCACTTTCGGATCAAATAGTATATCATCCAGTAAAATACAAAATACTTTTTGGTTCTGTTGCCGAAGAACAATTACAAGCAACATTCAAAGTTGTCAAAAATCCTAAAACTAACATTTCAGATGCAGTGATTAAGACTAGGGTCATATCAGCGATCAATGAATTTTTTTCGTTAGACAACTGGGATTTTGGAGATACGTTTTACTTTACAGAATTGGCCGCGTACATACACAATGAACTTGCACCAGATTTATTGACTGCTGTCATTGTTCCAAATCAGTCGGGACAAGGTTTTGGGTCCTTGTTTCAGATTAATTCCGCGGCGGACGAAATTTTCATCAGTGGGGCCACCGTTGATGATGTGTCAATTATTACAGCACTTGGGGCCAACCAGTTGGTTGCGTCAGGTACAGTAGTGACATCTACATCAACTGCCACAACCAATACTACGTCAGGATCAGCAGTGTCAGGCTCTACTACAACAGGTTCCGGTTCAAGTTCAAGTTCCGGCAGTAGTGGATCAGGATACTAATGGCAGATAACACAACCAACGCACTTACAAATAACGAAGTTGTCAAGCAGGGAGATAACGAATACAGAAGAACTGTGCAACATCTACCTGCTTTTTATCGAACAGATAGCAATCAACGTTTCCTTGCCAGTACCTTAGACCCGCTTGTTCAAAAAGGTTCATTGAATAGGCTGGATGGATTTATAGGAAGGAAGGATGCGTATACAAGAAGTGTTAATGACAGGTATCTATCAGCTACAAGCAGAGACAGGATGGCGTACCAATTGGAACCAGCTGTCACGTACACAGATAGAGATACAACATCTGTAAATCCTGAGGACCAAGTCAAGTTTTCTGGCACATATGATGACTACATAAATCAAATCAAATATTTTGGGAGCAATGTCGATAATCATGACAGGTTGAACAAAGAAACTGTTTACAGTTGGAACCCTGCAATAGATTACGACAAATTAATTAACTACAGAGAATATTATTGGATTCCGGAAGGGCCAGGATCAATCACAATAGATTCGGTTGGCACAAGTGCGGTAGCTGAGTATAGTGTAGTAAATTTAGCCAAAGGCGCTTACAATTTCGGCCACAGGCCAGGCGAAAACAATCCTATATTAAAACTTTACAGAGGTAACACTTACAAATTTAATGTTAATGCCAAAGGTCATCCATTCTATATAATGACGGAGCCATACAAAAGTCAAGTGGCCGAGGATGGATCAACGTCAACACTTTTTAGTACAGGAGTAACAAACAACGGAACTGATTATGGTGTTGTCACATTCACAGTGCCATTGACAGGCGCTCCAGACACTTTATATTATCAGTGTGGTAATCATGATGCTATGTATGGCATTTTACAGATCAGAGATGTTACTACAACTGCAAAAATAGATCCTGACAAAGATATTATTGGAACGAAAAATTATAGTCTTAGAACTTTGGATCTCTCAAATGGAATGAAAATCAAATTTGATAAAACAAAAGTTGGAACGGAGTATCAAGATAAAGAATACTATGTTGAAGGCGTAGGTGATGAGATTACATTGACCGATGTTGAAGATCTTATTACCCCAGGCAGTTATGCCACTGAATCTACTATACTTTATGATTCGGTAGGCTATGATTCACGACCATATGCAAAAGCATTCTATACGCCGGAAACTTTGGACTACATAACAATCAAAAGAGATTCGCTAGATCAAAATGCATGGTCAAGATATAATAGATGGTTTCATAGATCTGTCATAGAAGAAACTGCCCGAATCGGAGGATTCACAGCGACCTTTGACGAAGATGCGAGAGCCAAGAGACCAATCATAGAGTTTGATTCTGGTACAAATCTCTTCAATCATGGCACAGTGGCGAAAAGATCCGTAACGCTATACGACACCAAAACAACTGATGCATTCAGCAACGTAGTTTTACAGACTGGTTATATCATAGACGGTATAACACTAGCAGAAGGCATGCGAGTCATATTTGCCGCAGACACAGACCCAACAGTCAAAAACAAAATTTACAAAGTTAGTTTTGCCACGGCCGGAGACAGTTCACAGGTCATCTCGTTGACAGAAGAAGCAGACGGAGTGCCTGGAGCGAATGATAGCATATTCATTGAATTTGGAACAAACAATCAAGGAAAAACTTTCAATTATGATGCCGATAACAAAACATGGAAAGAATCGCAACAAAAAACAAAAGTAAATCAACAACCTTTGTTTGACATGTTTGACGATGAAGACGTTAAACTTAACGATTCTACAAAATATCCAAGCTCGTCATTTGAAGGTGCTAAAGTTTTTGAATTTGCTACATCAGATACAGCGACAACTGACACAGTCTTAGGAATCAAAGTAAAGTACAATACCGTGAACAACATTGGGGATATTGTTTTTGAATCGGATCATACTTCAGGTACGTTCACGTACAAGTCTGGAACTACAACCGTAACAGATAATCTGGCACGATATCACTTACATTTCACAAGATCCGCAAACAGGACGCTTAAAGAAACTTCATGGGTAAAAAGAACAAATGAAAGTAAGCAAAGAGTTATAAGGACATTCATAGTAGAAGAAACAGAGAAAAAACTCTTTCCAATAGACTTCTTCAAAAATTCAGCGTCTCTGACGGACTTAGAAGTGTCGGTCCAGGTTAACGGAACAAGAAAAACACTGACTACTGACTACACACTGGTGGACGGCACAACAAACAAGTACGTGAAATTCAATGAAGACCTTGAAGTTAATGATCAAATACGGATTGCAGGATATAGCGCCACAGACAAGATTAGCAACAAAGGAATATATGAAGTTCCACAAAACTTGACTACAAACGGACTAAATGATAAACTTGGAACATTTACATTTGGGCAAATCTTAACTCATGTAAGAGATATCTTAGATAGGAACCAGGACGTTACAGGAGCCATTCCGGGAGTGTCGAATCTAAGAGACAAACCCGATGCCAGATTAAAAGGCGGTAGTATCATTCAACACGAAGCGTCTTTAGTCCCAGCGATATTTAATTTGATCGATCAGGACGCCAACGCAATTACTGCTATTGATTACGCAAGTCAAGAGTATGAAAAATGGTACAACGCATTTTTGACCCATGCTGTGGGTACAGCATATAGTGGTGTAGCGGCGGACAGAGTTGACGAAATTGTAAGTGCAATTACTCCAGGACGTACAAGCAGTTTTCCGTTTTATTACGAAGACATGATTGGGTGGGGAGAGAATGTATCCACGAGATCATACACGGTGTTAGGATCTAATCAAACAGAATACGCTTTAAATTCTCAACATGATATAACAAAATTAAGCAACAGGGCAGTTTATGTGTACCTTAATGGAACACAGTTACTTCTAGGGACAGATTACACATTTAGCACGACCGACGACAGTGTAAACATAAGTGCTACATTGGCAGAGGGCGACAAAGTTGTAATCAAAGATTATGAGGACACAGCTGGAAGTTACTTGCCACCATCTCCTACAAAACTTGGAATGTATCCAAAATATAAGCCAGAAACTTTCGTTGATACTACTTTCCTAACTGACACTACAGTTATTAGAAAGCATGATGGTTCCATTATAAAGGCATATGGTGATGAACGTGATGACCTAATATTAGAATTAGAAAAAAGGATTTACAACAATATTAAAACTACGTACGATTCAACCTTAAGCAAAATCACTGATGTATTGCCAAGTGCGTTTGCATCAACCGATTACACATTAGCGGAAATTAACAACATAATGGGTCCTGACTTCTATCAGTGGGCAGGAAGGAACAACGTACAGTACATTAACAATACTGCTTTCTCAGAAGGATCTCCTTTCACTTACAATTTTGCAAGATCAAAAGGTCGTCTAATAGGTGAGAATTTACCGGGACACTGGAGAGGCATTTACAAATATTTTTACGACACAGATTCTCCCCATATTAGACCATGGGAGATGTTAGGGCACTCAGAAAAGCCAACTGACTGGGAAACATTGTATGGCCCGGCACCCTACACATCTGCAAATAATGTTTTATGGAATGCAATAGCTTCCGAGCAAGGTAGATACGGAAAACCTGAAATTACAAATTACCTACCTGTAGATGCATCAGGAAATTTATTGGATCCACTTGCCGCAGGACTGGTGGATAATTTTGACATTCCAGGGAGGCAAAATTCATGGAAGTTTGGAGATCAAGCACCAGCTGAAACGGCATGGAGGAGATCTAGTGCATATCCTTTTACGGTCATCAAAACACTGGCGCTAACCAAACCAGCAAAATTCTTTTCCAATTACTTTGATACATCAAGGATAACAACAAACCTATCTGGCAACAAAGTGGATACGGATACAGGGGTAAGGAGAAGATTAGCAACTTCCAAATATCATCTAGAAACTGAAACAAACACTGCCACGGGAGTGACCACAAGATATCAAACAGCTGGCTACCAGACGTACATAGTCAACCACCTTATTAGCAGAAATCTTGATGCAAAATCTTTTTATTACGATAAAATGAAAGCACTGGATGTCCAGTTAGCATACAAGCTCGGGGGTTTTACAGACAAAGAAAATATAAAAGTATTGACAGATAGTGTCTCGCCAGGATCGACAGCAGGTTCTAAATTTATTCCTGACGAAAACTACAAAATTTTATTTAGAACTTCCAATCCGGTTGAAAGTTTTTACTATTCAGGAGTGCTTATTGAAAAGAATAGCGATGTATCAGAAGATGGTTCAACAGTGTTGCCTGGGTATAAGGTGCTAGGTTACAGCACAGTCAAGCCATTTTTCAATTTCAACTATCCTGTCAAGACAGCAGTGCATACCGGAGTAAAGGTAGAAGGATCTGTTGAGGTTAAAGAATACAAATCATATCAGGAAGCTGTACAAACTATTCCTTATGGCTATGTGTTTGACACAATACAAGATGTTGTTGATTTCCTTTTTGGCTATGGACATTATTTAGAGTCACAAGGTTTCAAATTTAATAAATTTTCTAATGAATTAAAGGAGACACTGAACTGGACCACATCAGTAAAAGAATTTTTGTTCTGGACCACTCAAGAATGGGCACCTGGTTCGGCTGTGACTGTATCACCTGCGGCCGACGGTTTTGAGTTGGATACAGAAAACAGTGTGGTAGGAAAACTAAGGAACCTTGCCGGAGACTATTCTTTGCTAGATGCAGGTGGCAGGAAAATAGATATTAAAGAATTGTCTACAAAACGTATTGGCAAAACATTCGAACTAGGCATCAAGTCGGAATCTATTGGCTTATATAATGTTGCACTTAACACGGTGCAAAAAGAACATTTACTATTGTTTGATAATAAAACTGTGTTTTCTGATATAATTTATGAGCCTTCTACAGGATTTAGGCAACAAAGATTGAAATTAGTCGGCTGGAAGACAGCAGGGTGGAACGGAGACTACTACGCACCTGGCTTTGTATTTGATGCCGCTCAGGTTAAGTATTGGATCGCTAACACCGATTACAGGATTGGGGATAGTGTTGAATATCAAGCAAACTTTTATGTGGCAAAAACAAATCACAACTCAGGATCGAAATTTGATTTCACGAATTGGACGAGAAAAGATGAGAAGCCAGTGCCACAGCTTATTCCAAACTTCGACTATAAGATAGCGCAATTTAATGACTTTTACAGTCTTGAAACCAACAACTTTGACGAGTCACAGCAATTACTTGCACAGAGGCTTATAGGTTATCAAAGTAGAGATTACCTTGAAAATCTATTTGTAAATGATGTATCTCAGTATAAGTTCTATCAAGGTTATATCAGAGAAAAAGGAACAAGGAATGCAATTGACAAAATTCTAAAAGCCAAATATGAAGGAGAGGATATCAGTTTGAATCTCTATCCAGAATGGATGATCAGGACAGGAAAATTTGGAAACACTGACTCAACAGAAAATATACAGGTGATTTTGAAGGACACCGAAATCAAGTCCGATCCACAAAGCATAGAACTATTAGATAACAGGAATGATACGACCGAATATGCAAGATCTGTTGGCATCGTAAAGGAAGATTTTTATTTCAAACCCGTGGAATACACGGCATCTAGCACTTTTGCCAGACTTGACTATAGCAAAGAAGGTGTAAACAGAGAAAACGCTCAAGTGTTTAAAACTGCGGGATACCCACAACTACCACAGGTGCAACACACTGCATTCAACATTGAAGACTTATTAAATCTCGATATGAATGCAATTTCAGGAAATGACCTTGTATGGGTAGCAAATAAAGAAAATAACGATTGGGACGTCTTTAGGATAACATCTGCAGGAATAAAAATAGCAACATTACAGACAATTAATGATGCTACACAGTTAGAAATCACGTTTACTGGATCACATGGATTATCTGCAGGTTCGTTGACAACTACTGCTGACTATTTTGGAATATCTAATAGTGAGGAAACGACACTCAATGGGGTGTACCAGGTCAAGGCCACACCATCCCATAAAACGGTGATAATAGATTTCAGCGGAAATCTTGCATTCATTCCAACGTTGGAAGATGGTTCAACGGCAGATAGTTTTGGCAACGTACACAAATTTATCTCTGTTAGATTGGCTTCAATGGACAACGTAAATGATCTCTTAGATCACAGCGAATACAACGATAAAGTAGACGCAATCAGCAAGCCAGGAGATAAGGTTTTTGCTGATGCAGACACATCAGGCTTATGGCGTGTGTATGAAAAACAGGATCCATACAACACCAGCTTGGTTTTATCACCAGATGCCAGCACCGCTGACCAAGAATTTGGGCACAGGATCGTGGCCCGTAACGACGGAAGAACAGTGGTGGTCTCGGCTCCAGGTAAAGGACAAGGTTCGATCAATTTCTTGTTCAGGAGTTCATCGGACGCAGGCACTAGTTTCTCAGTGCAATCAGCAGTTACTATGACCGAAAACGACGACAACACCAGCAGATTAGGTGAATCATTGTCAATAAGCACTGACGAAAATTTTGTTGTGGCAGGTGCCCCTTTCAGCAACACAGTGGACTCAGATGGTAGTACGAGACAGATAGATTCAGGTCTAGTCAAAGTGTACCTTTGGAACCCAAGCATTTTCCAATACGCAATATCTAATACCATATCTCCACCAACAGATGGATCTAGTAGCAATGAAGGATTGAACTTCGGTTTCCAACATAAGATATCGGAACCAACTGATACATCTGTAAGATCGACGGCACCGAAATATCTGTTTATTTCTGCACCAGGACACGACAACGATAAGGGACGTGTCTACATGTACACCTGGGGAGTTGGCGCAGACGGTTCAACATATGACACATGGACACAAGATTACACAATTGAAGCACCAGACGGAGGTTCTGGGCAGAGGTTTGGACACAGGCTTGCCGCAAACGACAACGGCGACATACTAGCAGTTTCTTCATTGGCCCCGGGCAATGCAGGTAAAGTTGAAATCTTCAGAAGGACTTCGCAGAGCAACGACGGAAGCACTATGAATTCTTTTGCACTGGCACAAACGCTAACAGGAGTCTCAAGCGATGGTTCTTCACTAAACACAGCTTTTGGCGAATCGTTGGCAATGAGCAAAGATGGTACAACTCTCATTGTTGGCGCACCGGGAGTGGATGATGAAAGCTCAAGTCAAATCGACGGCGGTGCAGTATACTACTACAAATGGAACGCTGATGCTTCAACTGACACTTACACTTTACAGCAGACAATCAAGGCGCCAGAAACACAGGACAACATGAAGTTTGGTACCACACTTGATATTAACCAGTCAGGAAACAGAGTCGTGATAGGGGCAGAAAAATTTGCCACATTCAGAGAAATGAAGTTTGACAGCGGAGAGACAACATTTGACCTACAAGACACAGACATTGTCGATCTCAATGTAGGTTCGGGTGGTGCCTTTACTGCTACAATGTATAACACAAAATTTATAATAGACGACATGCTAACAGCAGATAGTGTTTCTATAAATGATGACTTTGGTCGTGGAGTGTGCATGATTGATAATTCTGTGCTGGTTGGAGCCCCCAAGGATGACGGTAACACAGCATCCGATGGTAGCACTAAAATTGAAAATGACGGCACCGTAAGCCAGTACGATCTGATTAAAAACGGTGAATACGCATGGAAAAATATTGTCTCGGAAACCCCTTTCATGGACATAGAAAAATTAGGACAAGTATTTGACTTTAATAATAAAAGTAAAGAAATAAGAGATTACTATGACCTTTATGATCCAGTAAAAGGAAGGATACTAGGCCTTGCTGATCGGGAAATTAATATAAAAACAGCATACGATCCAGCAACATATAATTTTGGACCAAATGCAAATAGCAAAACTCCTTGGGCAGAAGACCACATAGGAGAAGTATGGTGGGATCTTTCAACGGTGAAATGGTTATGGTATGAACAAGACACTCAAGAGTATAAACAAAACAACTGGGGAAACATATTTCCAGGATCTAGCATAGATGTTTATGAATGGGTAGAATCAAGATTACTGCCAAGCGAATGGGACTCAAGACCACCTAATCTGGCAAGGCCCTTGTCTGGCAATGCACTTTATGGTGATGACACACAGTACACAGTGAAGCAGAAATATGATTCAAGTTTGGATAGATTCGTTAATGTCTATTACTATTGGGTCAAAGGCAAAACAGATCTTCCTCAAGACAGTGTTGTAAAAAGGAAGAACACAGTGGCTTATGTGGCAAATATAATTAGAAATCCAAGACTGTTCGATGTGAAGTATTATGCAATTACAGATACAAATAAGTTACAGATCTATAACATCAATGATCTTGTAAGTGATGATATAGTACTTAATGTGGACATTAGGACAAACACTTTTGACGCCGATTCGCATAGCGTATGGAAGTTGGCGAGAGAGGGAGACGCAGACTACAGGCCAGGAAGCAAGATAGAAACACGTTGGTGGGACTCGTTGATAGGAACAAATGCTTCAGGCGATCTTGTTCCAGATCCAGAATCTCCCGTAAATGAAAGATACGGAAACAATGTAAGACCTAGGCAGAGCTGGTATGTGGATAGATATTCAGCATTAAAAGAGATCATAGATTATACAAACACTGTGTTGAAGAAAAATCAGTTAGTAGGGCAGATTAATTTGACTAATCTTGACGCCAAAGAACCAGAACCTACTGCTTCTAGTTTAGAGTGGGACGCTACTGTTGACACATACGCTGAACTGACTTATCTAAACACAGCAGAACTTTCGGGCAACGTCAAATATCTAGTTAAGGCCGACGAGACTGCAAATAATTTCTGGGCGATCTACACTTGGGACGGTACAGAATTTACTAGAACTAAATTACAAACTTACAACACTTCGGCATATTGGAGTTACACAGATTGGTACGGCACAGATCCTGCAGTCCATGAAATGTTACACGATGAAAATACTCCCATAGACAAGCAAGTTACTTTCCAATACGAGCTAGACAATCTTGATCTTGAAATAGGCAAACACGTTAAGGTGACCAATTCGGACACAGGCGGTTGGAAATTGTTCATGAAGACAGCCTCAGGATTCAAGAACGTGGGTACCGAAAACGGAACTATTAGATTAAGCACAAAATTGTATGACTATTCACAAGACGCAACTGGATATGCAGGCGCTGACAATTTCGATGAAAATTTCTTTGACCAACAGCCAAGCATTGAAACAAGAAATATATTAACTGCTATTCGAGACGATCTTTTTATAAATGATCTTGCAATAGAGTACAACACTTTATTCTTCACAGGATTAAGGAAGGTACTATCTGAACAGACATATGTTGATTGGTTGTTCAAAACGTCATTCATTAATGCAAAGAACTCAGTAAGGCAACTGGATCAAAGGAAAACATACACAGTGGGCACTGATGAGTGGATCGAAGATTACATCAATGAAGTCAAACCTTTCCATACAAAATTAAGGGAGTATAAGATTGGCTACGACAAGTTGGAAACGCAGGATGGAATATTCACTGACTTTGACAATCCTGTTTTTTATGATGAAAGCACCGGTAAAATTAGGCCACTTAATGTCAACCACGACACCGAAAAACTTACGGAATATCCATGGCAGATGTGGAATGACTATCATAAGAAATATGTGTCATCTATCACTGTCACAAAAGGTGGATCAGGATACACAAAGACACCAACTGTTACTTTAGTTGGAGGGACAGTGGCATCAACAGGGCCTTTCCAACTACAAGGTACAAGCAATAGGGGATCTACTTCAGGCACATACGGCTACTACTATCCTTTGTTCTCAAGTCAAAAACAGGCAGAAATATGGGACAGTCAGAACGGTGGATCAGGCACAACCAACACATATGGATTTGACGGATTCTCTGGATTGTTTTATGGTCCAAGCACAACAATTACTGCGACAGCAAGTAAATCTGAAATTTACAAAGTTTATGAAACACCAACCGTAACATCCGCGACTGCAACTGCAACAATTCAAGATGGCAAGGTAACGAAGATAACCGTGACCGGAGTTGGATCTAATTACACTGCTACTCCTATGGTTGTGATCTCAGGTGGGTCCGACGATGGATCAACACCAACTGACACTGCCAAGGCATATGCAAATTTGAAAAATGACCTTGTAAGAGATTTTGATACAACGATAAAGTTTGATAGGATATCAAGCAGTTCCCGTGTTGTTGATTGGGCGGCAAGTACAAGTTATGCCTACAATGATCTCGTACGTCATGAAAATCAACTGTACAAAGTAACTAATGCATTCACTTCTTCTACTGACTTTGACGAGGGCATTGGCAATCTTTATAAGGTTTACGGAGACGAAACAGGATTGTCGGCCGCTGACAGGACTAAAGGTTTCTACACGCCAAGCGCCGGAATGCCTGGCAATGAGCTGGACCAGGTCATGGTTGGTGTTGATTATGGAGGCACAATAGTAACAGGATTACTATTTTCACAGGAAGCAGGATGGGACAAAGCAGGTTGGTATGATTATCCTTTTGATAATTATCCGGAATCACGTATCAAAGCCTTTAGAGCAGATGGCACAAACAACGACTATACTTTCGACACAGCACCAGCTAAAACTGACGTGTTCCAGGTATACATCACACAAGATGATAGCTCTAGGAAAAAATTAAATGATGTGATAAGAGGAGACGGGTCAACAGTCACTTTTGGAATAAGTGAGACGCCAGAAGCAAACGCACTTGTTGAATTTATTCCTTTCGATGATGACGGTGTTCTTACTCCAACAGACGACAGAACTTTAGATTCAATTATTAAGGGAGGATTGTTTACTTCTGCCCTAGGACACGCACCAAGTGATATCGTGCTGGAGGGAGATGGATTTGTTACTCCAGACACTAGTTACGCACCTGAAGAGGTTGTGCCTGGCCAGATGTTTGATACGGTTGATATTAAGGTGTATACTTCTCCAGAATCTGGAGTACCATTTATATCTGAGAAGAATTACAGAGGGGACGGAAGCACAACTGTTTTCAGCATAGGTGATTTCCCAGGTACCCTAGGATCCGTGACAGTGACCGTTGATGGAGTGATACAAAAAGGCAGTGCTTTGGATTCTACATTATCAGATTACACAATTAATGTTGCAAACAAAACTATTACATTTGATTCGGCTCCTGCCGATAAGACAGTAATATCGACAAAAGTTTTTGCAATATCAGGAGAAAATTACAGAGTGCTAAACACGTTCACTGGAGATGGAAGTACCACAGCGTTTGGAACATCCACTAGGGGTGAATTTAATCTAGATTCAACTTCTTCGGACATATATGTGACGATTGACGGCGTGCCAACAACTGCGTTTTCTACGTCAACTATAGCTAATACAATTACAGTAACTTTTGACTCGGCACCAGAGGCGGATTCTTTTGTGCAGATAGCTGGATTTAATAAGTCAGCAACATCTAGCAGAAGTTTTGCAAGTATTAGAAGTGAAGCAATCACCTATGATGGATCTACAAATAGGTACAGCTTAACTTTTCCACCAGGTGCCATCGGACCATTCTCTGGTCTTACCACCGTTGAATTAAATGGTAGAATGTTGCGTGGGCCAGATAACACATACTATCTGGGTGATGGTAGCACATACACATATGGTGTTGTGTCTGGCCTTGAGGACGACTCTACAGTTGACCCAGCTAAAACAATTACATCAGCAAGTCAAGTCGAAGTTTTTGTAAATGGAGTCCAAAAAATACTTAATACTGATTACACTGTCGATACAGGAAATCAAAATGTTAATTTCAACACTGCTAATGTGCCATCGGCCACAGACGTGATCTGCATTTCAACCTTGGTTGATCATCAATATTTTGTAGATGGCGGTGCAGACGCTGATCTCGTTTTAGTTCCTAGTGCAATAACATCTCCTTATTCGTTAAGCTCCAGTGACGTTCTTACAGTGACAA